GAGGACCGCGCCACGTCCCACGAGGGGCACGCGCTGCACCTGCGCGCCGAGGCCGCAGCCATGCGCCTGGCCGCTGGCCTGCTGCCTGCACCAGACGGCGGCGGGCTGTACGAGCGCGGCCGGGCCGACACGCTGGCGCAGCTGGCCGGCATGGACCCGGCCGAGCGTGCCCTGCTGCTCAGCCGCGCCAGGCACCCGGCCGGTGGCGCACCCGAGGGGGCGCACCCGTGAGCAGCCTGACGCTTCACCTGCTGATCGACGAGCAGGCCACCGCGGCCAAGTGGACCGGGATCATCAGCCGCTACCTGCGCGATCTGGCCGACCAGCTGGACGCGGCGCCGGGGCCGATCGAGGTTGCCGCGGACTGGCCTGATCTGGAGGCATGGGAGGACTACCCGCAAGGCGGCCAGGCGCGGCCGGTCACGGTGTCGGCCAATACGGCCATCGCGCTGCGCAGCCTGGTGCGGCAGCAGACCGAGCCGCCCGCCGAGCTGCTGGAGCGGCTGGACCGCGCGCTGGCACGCGCAGGCTGGCCGCCACCACCGGCGATGATGCCATGAGCCTGGCTGACTTCTGGCGCGGCTACGACGCCACGCTGGAGCGGGTGCGGGTGCTGCGGCCTGCCACCACGGCCGAGCTGGCCGCGATCCTCAACCGATTCCAGCCGCCATCGGCCGGGGTCGCGTTCTTCGGGAACAACGCCGACGAGCACCTGTCCGACGCGCTATCCGACGCCGGGTGGGACGTGCAGTTCATCGAAGGCGACTACCTGTGGCAAGCGCACCACCCGCACAGCGGTGCGTGGCTGCACAACGTGGAGGGAGATGTGTACGACGGCCCGTGGGCGGCGCCGCCACCGGCCGGGATGGGTCCGTCGTGACCGGGTACAGCCGCGGCCGGGACGACTGCCGGTGGGCCAAGCTGTCGCGCGAGCTGCACGAGCAGCAGGTGCAGCAGGTGTTCCGCGATTACGGCGCCTACCTGGAGCGGTCGGCGCAGCTGAACGCGGAGTTTGAAGGCCGGTGGCACGTGTGGTTCGTGGCGCTGGCCGGTTCGGTGGAGTGGCTGGCGCGGCCGGTTGGCCAGCCACAGGTGCCGCCTATCAGCGCGTGGTCGGCGGATGCGCTGGTCTCACTGATCAAGGCGGCGCAGTGAGGTAAGCCCGGTCCCGGCCCGTGAGGGCCGGGCCGGGGCCGTCCATACCGGGGCGGCTTCCCTAACCGTGGGTCGGGTGGGGAGCCGCCCCGCTGGCGTCTAGGCTATCGGCCGTGCGCCGCCTGCTCCTGGCCCTTGCCGTGGTGGCCGCGGTGGCCGTGGTGGCCGCGGCGGCCGGGTACGGCGCCGGGTGGGTGGCCGGTGGCCGCGGCGCAGCGCGCCAGGAAGCCGCCTACGCGGCGCAGGCGGCCAGCGCACACAACGAGGCCGAGCTGGCCGCCGCAGCCGCCGCAGCTGCCGCACAGGCCGCGCGCAGCGGCACAGCGGGGATCTGCTGGACGGCCAGCGGCGGCCGGGTCACGGGCCTAGCTCCTCCGGTGGCGCAGCCAGGCGGGTTCACCTGCCCGGCCGGGCCGTGGCGGTGGACGCCAGTGGCTCCGCAGCCTGCGCCGTCCGGTGCCGGGCTCCTCGGTGGCTAGGTCAGCCGTAGCTTTTCGGCTGGCGCTCGGGGTCGCCGGGTAGGCCCTGGCCCGGCTCGCCGGGTGCGCCTGGCGTGCGGACCCACGCCCACACCAGCGCGGAGCCGTACAGCACGGCCACCCACGTGCCGGGCAGGCCCTTGGTCGGGTGGCGCGGCTCGTAGCCTTCCTCCACCTGCGGCGGCTCGGCCTCCAGCGCGTAGGCCGTGAACTGGTCTTGGCCGTCCGTGATGGTGATGCGCCGGGTCATGTTCAGGTCGAGCAGCTCGGCCTCCGGGTGGCCGCCCAGCTCGTGGTCCTCGATGATCGGGTACACCGGCCGCGGCGGCCGGGCCTCGCCTGGCGGCAGCCCTTGGTCCGGGTAGCCGCCTTCATCGACGCCCCAGTCAGGATCGGTCGGCCGCGGCGGCCGGGGTAGCCCTTGGCCGGGGCGGCCGGGGTAGCCGGGCGGCAGCCCTTGGTCGGGGTATCCGGGGTCGCCTGGCGGTAGGCCCTGGTCTGGTGCGCCGGGGAAGCCTGGCCGCGCGGGTGGCACGTATGCCTCGACGGCGATGTAGACGAGTTGCTTGGGCATGGCCGGTGGTCCTTTCTGTGGGTTGCTTCTGGTCACGACCCTAGCGCCAGCGGCCTGGCCGGGGCCGGTGCGGAGACCCATGTACGCGGCCACGGCGCCGACCGCGGCGCCGAGCACGGTGGCCACGGACAGGATTTCCTCGGTGCTGACCAACCTGCCGCGGTTGAGGCTCGCGCCGATGGAGCCGATCAGCAGCACGGCCACCACGCCGCTGGCGAGCACCACGGCAGCGATGCCGCGCCAGTCGGTCACCAGCTACCTGGCGATGATCCCGGAGGCGCGCGGCTTCGCGCCGCCACCGCCCGGAACGACCGACGTGGCCGCCTTGACGACGACCCCGCCCGACCCGCCAGGACCGCCGCCGAACGGGTCAGACCGCACCTTGAGCACGAGGTTGGCCGCGCTGTCCCCGACGACCGCCCGCAGCGGCCCGATGCTGGCCGTGCCGTAGGGCAGTGCCGCGTGCAGCGTGATCTGAGTGGCACTCGGGCCGGTGATCGTCATATTGCCGAGACTTTCGATCCACGCGGTGACCAGCCGGGGAGCCCCGCCCAGGTCGGTCAGCTCGAACGTCAGGTGAGCGCTGCCCTGCGCCTCGCTGTTGGCCGGGATCACGACGGTATTGATGGTCGTATCGGTCATGTCGGGCACGGGCACGTCGGTGGTCATGGTCACGAGCTGGAAGGCTTCCAGCTTGTCCACGCGGGCCTGGAGCGCATCGAGCCGGTTCACGATCGGGATGATGTCGGCCCACTGCACTTCGCCGGGTACGCCTTGCGGGCCTTGCGGGCCTACCGGCCCGGCCGGTCCCCGGATATTGCCAGCGAAGGCGAACACGGGGCCGGGCTGGATGTCGTAGATGTTGCCGTGGCCGAACGCCTCGGGGTCGGCCAGCAGGATCAGCACCCGGTCGCCTACCCGGCCGACGCCGATGTCAGGCGGGAACACCTGCGAGATGATCCAGGCCGAGCCGTCCGCGCCGGTCGCGCCTTGCGGGCCTTGCGGGCCGGTGTCGCCCTGGTCGCCCTTGGGCCCGGTGATCGTGGCGGCGAGCCACGGCTGCGCGCTCGTCGCCGTGCCGATGTAGACGAGCACCTGGCCGTACAGCCCGGCATCGGCCGGGTTCTGGTCATACCACGCCTGGCCGACCTGCGTCTGGTAGTCGGCCGCTGGGCGGCCCGGCCCATCCCAGTTCGCCGGTATCAGGCCGGTGCCGAGCGCGGCCAGCTCGCTGGCGGTGCGGGTGTAGAAGGCGTCGATGATGTACGACGGGGCGCCGGGGTCGCCTTGGTCGCCTTGGTCGCCTTGCGGCCCAGCGGGGCCAAGTGCCCCGGTCGGCCCTTCCGGTCCCCGCGCGCCGGTCGGGCCGGTGTCGCCTTGGATGCCGGTGGGGCCGGTGTCGCCGCGGTCGCCCTTCGGCCCCTGCACACCAGTGGCGCCGACCGGGCCGGTGGCGCCGTCCGCGCCGCGTGCGCCTTGCGGGCCGGGGTCGCCTGGTGTGCCTTGCGGGCCGGGGCTGCCGGTGTTCCCGGTCAGGCCGCGGTCGCCAGGCGGGCCAACCGGCCCGCGGTCGCCTACCGGGCCGGGGTCGCCAGGCGGGCCGCGCAGCTGGCCGGTGTCGATCCAGCCGCCAGGTATGGCGGCCGGGCCGAGGAACAGCCACAGGTACCCGTCCGGCCGGTACTCCACCGACTGGCCGACGCCGACCTGGATATCGCCCTCGGGCACGCGCACGTCGTCCCACCCGGCCGGTATCAGGCCGTCCTCGGGCAGCTCGGCCGGTGTGCGCTGGCTGAACGCGAACACCACCGTCGTGGTGCCTCCGGGGTCGCCGCGCTCGCCGCGCTGGCCGCGCAGGCCAGGCGGCCCCATCACGGCCGGGCCGACATCGGCGCCGACGACGCCGCCAGGCAGGCGCACCGCTACGGTGGCGCCATTCTCGAGTTCGGTCATGCTGGCACCAGGTCTTCCCCGCGCGGTGCGGTGTCCGGGTCGTCGCGCAGCTGGTCGGTGACGCGCGCCTTGACCATCATCTGCCCGGCCAGCACCACGACGCCCTCGCCTGCTGCTGGCTGCCGCACGGCCACGTCGAAGGCCAGTGGCCGGCCGGTGGGGAGCCGCGCCGTGTCGTCGCCGCGCAGCAGCAGCGTGGCCCCGGTGTCGTCGGCGGTCCACTCGAAATCAAGGCGCAGGCTGCCGGTGGTGACGGCGGCCGCCCACAGCCACGTGGCCACGTCCACCGGCTGGTCGTCGGCGTCGAGCAGCACCACGCGGAAGCTGAACGGGTCGCCAGCCACCGCGCGCAGCGTGGCCTCCAGCGGCCAGGCATCGACCACCGCGGGCGGGGCTGGCGTGCTCATGAGACCGGCGCCGTCCACGTGGCGGCCCACGTCTTCGGGCCGACCAGGCCGTCCGCGCCGAGGCCCTTTTCAGCCTGGAATTGGCGGCACACCCGTTCGGAGCCGGGGCCGTACACCTGGTCCACGTCGATGGACCACCCGCGGTTCCGCATCTGCTGCTGCCAGGTGCGCACGTCGCCGTGGCGGCTGTTGTGCTGCTGGCCGAAGTAGTCCACGGACATCTTCGGGGCGGTGCCGGTGGCCGGTGGCGCGGCGCCGCCACCACCGCCCGCGGGCGGCTTGCCCCCGGTGGCCTTGGCGATGATGTAGTCCCACGGGAAGCCCTTGCCGGGGTCGGTGCGGTCCTTGGGCTGGATATCCACGTGGCCGCACAGGCCCCGGCCGCTGCCGGTGGCCTGGCTGGCCGACAGCTTGACGATCGGGATGCCGTAGGCCCTGGCCTCCTCGGCCACCCATGCGGCGGTGTTGTCCAGGAGCCAGCCCTGCTTCGACAGCCAGTAGTCGCGGGACCAGCCGTTGGCTGCACCGGCCGGGGTACACATCTCGATGCAGATCGACGCCGAGTTGTAGTTGCCTTGCGCCCACGCCGCGCGGTCCCGCTTGACGTACTCCGCGATGGTGCCCTGCCGGTGGTTGTCGGCGCCGACGTGGGAGCTGACCTTGGCGGCCGGATTGGCGAACCAGTTGGCCAGGCTCTCGATGGTGGTGCTGCCTTCGGTGGTGTGCAGCACGATCAGCCGCACGGAGCCGCTGCGGGCTGAGTGGTGCGGCGACGGGCGCCACAGCCTGGTGAGCGCCATAGCTACGCCTCCCCTCCGTGTTCGGCCGGCCAGTCGGCCGGGTGCTCGCTCGGTACGAGCTCGGCCGGGTCGGCCGGGGTCATTTCCTCGCCTGGCACGGTGCCTTCGGGGTCGGGTTCCACGTCGTCCTCGTAGGCCAGCGGGTCGGGCTCGGGCGTGGTTTCGGTCATGGCTGTTCACCTGCCTTGGTTGAGGAGGGGGATGCTGGCGGGGTCCAGCAGCAGCGCACCGCCCGCCTGCTGCTCGCGGCGGGTGGCGTAGATCGTCGGGATGATCGTGGCGAGCGTGGTTACGCCCGTGCCGGTGGTGGACGTGATCAGCTCCACGCCGCCGTTGGCGCCCATGAACCACCGGATGAGCTGGGTCGCGGTGAAGCCGATGTTGCCCTGCGCGTTGATGATGCGGGCCTCCCCGTTCACCGGCCCGATCCAGCAGTCCGAGGCCATCGGCGGGAACACGAACGTGGTGGAGGCGCCCGTGGTGTGGTGGCACTGGAAGTCGAGCTGCACCGATTCCAGGAAGCCGAGGCGCCGGTAGCGGCACCTAGTGTTCGGGCCTAGCCCGGCCGGGGTCGTCGGGGTCGTCAGCGTGCGCCACGGCCCGATGTCCAGGTCCGCGATGCCGCCTGGTGCGCCGGGTAGGCCCTGCTCTCCGCGCTCGCCTTGCGGCCCGGCCGGGCCTTGCGCGCCGGGTGGGCCTTGCGGCCCGGCGATGACCCCGGTGCGCAGCCACCCTCCTGGCAGGGCCGCGCTGGTGACGAACATCCACACGGCGCCGTCTGGTTCGTAGAGCAGCGACCAGCCCACTTGCATCTGTATGGCGGTGGCTGGCCGGCCTGCCCCGTCCCAGTCGGCATCCACCAGGCCGCTGGGCGGCAGCTGGTCGGGCGTGCGCAGCTGGCCGAAGGAGCCGACCAGTACGGTGGCGGCGCCGTCCGCGCCGGGTGGCCCCGCTATGCCTTGCGGGCCAGCTGGCCCGGTGGGGCCGGGGTCGCCGCGGTCGCCCTGCTCGCCAATGCCTGGCGGGCCGGTGAGGCCGGGCGGGCCTTGGCTGCCCTGCTCGCCTTGCTCGCCGCGCTCGCCTTGCGGGCCTAGCGGGCCTTGCGGTCCTGGCGGGCCTCCGGGGTCGCCGGGGTCGCCTGGCGCACCGGCCGGGCCTTGCGGTCCTGCCGGGCCTGGCGGGCCTGGCTGGCTGCCGCTGAAGTCCTGGCCGCGCGGCACCAGCACCATGTCCTCGGTGCTGGTGGCCCCGGCCGGTACCTCGACGGTGCCGAGCATCACGCCGCGCGGGCGCTGGCCGGGGTCGCTGATCGCCAGCACGGCCAGCCGGTACTCCGCGGCCTCGGGGTCGATGATCACGGCCCACAGCTCGTCGGTGCGGTCCTCGTCGCCGCCAGCGGTGGCGCCTACCTCGGTGCCCACCGGGCTGGCGAGCACGGCCACGGTGCCGTCGCCGCAGTCGGCTATGGCCAGCCACCCGGCATCCACCAGGATCAGCAGGCCCGCGGTCGCGCTCATCACGCACGGCGTCACGATGCCGGTCTGCGCGGCGGCCAGCGCTGTGATCACCTGCCGGTCGTCCCATGCGCTGTACTTGCCTGCCTGGCCCCAGCGCACCAGCTGCGGTGTGGTCACGACCCCACGTCCTCGACGGTGAGAAACTGAGGGTTGCCGACTGTCGGGCCGTTGACCCGGAACGAAAGGCCCTGGATCGCGCCCCACACCCGGCCGGTGAACACGCGCTCGAACCGGCTGTCGGTCACCGAATGGCGGAACGTCCACTCGACCTGGGCCTGCTGGTAGCCGGGGGTCACGCCGCCGACGAAGGAGAAGTTGAAGGCGGCCTCGCGGGCCAGCACGGAGGTCACAGGCGCCTGCCCGGCCGTGCGGTAGCCGATGCCGATGCGGCACTCGCCGTTCTCCCTGAACCCGCCAGAGGCGCCCACCAGCTGCGCCGAGCTGGTCTGGTAGCGGACCCGGTACCACTGGCCCGGCTCCATCGTCACCGGGTCGGAGTCGAGCCCCTGCGCGACCGCCGCCTGGTAGTTGAGGCTCGTATAGACGTTGGTATTGCTCTGGCTGGTGTAGGACATCAGCCGCCGCTCGACCGAGGCGTCCACCGGGCGGATGTTCATCTGGCTGGCCAGGTTGGCGTTCGCTGGCACGGTGAGCCACACCAGCGGGATGCCGCTGCGGCCAGCGGCCTGCGCCCTGGTCAGCACCGACAGGCGGAAGGTGCCTTCGTCGGGGTTGGTGTCACACCAAACCACGTCGTCGCGGCTGCCGGTGCCGGGGCCGGGGTTGGCTGTGACGCCCATCTCGTCGCGGGTGCCGACCACGCCGCTGGTCAGGTCGTCGCAGCTGGCCACGCCGACCCAGCCGCCGCGGATGATCACGTTCAGGCCAGGCCCGGCCGCGGCCACCACCGGCCGCACCAGCCCGACCCGGCCGCCTGTCACGGCAGTGATCACGGCGCGGTCGTCGGAGGCGTCGTAGTTGCCTGCCTGGCCCCATGCCAGCTTGCCCATCGGCATTGTCATCGTTGGCCTCCTAAGCGTGGTGTGAGCCCGCCGCCGTGGAACAGCTGCGAGCCCGCGGTGGCGATCCTGGTAATCGCGCCGTTGAGGGTGGTCCGGGTGCCTTGCGGCGGTTGGGTGAACGCGGCCGACCAGGTGGCCACGCCCGTGGCAGCGTTGACCTCCACCTGCTCCAGCCGCGCGGGGAACTCGATGCCCTCGGGGATCAGCGGCGTCACGGCGCGCACGGTCACGGTGTCGCCTGGCCCGTAGCTGGTGAGCGGCGGGTAGGACTCGGGCGGGCTGCCGCTGACGGCCTGCGCGCCGATGGAGTTGATGGTGCCCGCGGTCACGGCGCGCTCGCGCAGCGTCGGCAGCAGGATGGTGCCCGGCCAGTCGTCCACGGCGTCCAGCCGCGGCAGGTGCGGGTGGCTTGGCAGCACGGCCACCACCACCGGCCGGGTGGCGCCCTCGGGTGCGTCGGCGGGCAGGTCGCCCACCGCGAAGGTGTGGGTGCGCAGCTGGTCGCTGTCCATCTGGTAGCGGTAATTCAGGATCGCGCCGGGCACCGACACGCCGAGGCCGGCCTGGTCCGACCCGACCCGCGGGTAGGCGATGTGGAGCACGCACTGTGGCCGGCCGTTGGCCGCGGTGCGGTACTCGATCCTGAACTCGGGGCCTTCGAGCACGCCGCACAGGTTGATGAGCAGCTGGCCGAGGCTGCCGCCTTCCAGGTACTCGTACCGGCGCTCGCGCAGCTTGCCCGGCCCGGCCTCGCGGGTGATGACCACGCCCACGTCGCGCACTGGCGCGGCCAGCTGCTCCGCGATGACCGTCTGCTCGGTGCCGGGGAACGGGAACGGGAGGTCCGGGTGCCGGTCCTGCTGGCGCCGGGTGAGGTAGCCGGGCAGCTCGATCAGCGTGAATTGCACGTGCTCGCTGCCGTTCTGGTCGGCCAGGCCGGTCGGAACGCCGCACCAGTAGGGCTCGCCCGCGTACATGGCCCACAGCCGCCAGCCCCACAGGTTGAGCATCGTGTCGGTGTCCAGGCCGCACGGCAGGTTGACCGTCACGTTGCCGTGGCCGAAGGCCGACAGCCGCCTGACGCAGTAGAAGCTCGACACGTCCACGTTGCCGAGCGGCCGGTAGGGCGGCACCATCGTCTCGGCCCAGAACGTCCACTTGCCTGGCAGCGGCACGGTCGGCTCGCGCGGGTCCAGCGCCAGCGGCAGGCCCAGCGGGTGCCCGTTCACACCCATGTGGACCGCCAGGCGAGCACGAGGCTGCCGGTGCCGCCAGCGCGCAGGAACCACCGGGCGGTGCTCCGCGGCGGTATCCACATCGGCCGGGAGCCGGGCAGTATGTAGCTCGCGCGGGACAGGCCGCCCTCGGCCTCGGCGGTCAGGCTGGCGGTGGCCACGAGGATCTGGACGCCGGTTTCCAGGCTGGCCACCCGCACGCCGCTGCTGCCATCGGTCAGGTTCGATTCGGTGAGGTCGCCGGTATAGAGCACGTGGACCGGCGCCGCGTAATTGCCGTCGTTCCGCAGGAGGGTCTGATTGGCGATGTACGGCAGGGCGTAGCCCCACGGGAACTCGCGCGGGTAGTCCCGGCCGCTGGCGGCGCCGCTGAGGTTGGTCAAGGTGGCGGTCTGCCAGGTGCCTTGGTACAGCGCGGGGTCGGCCGCGGTGAGGGTGAGCTGGTAGCGGAACCCGGTGCTGCCCAGCGGCCGGTGCCGGTACAGCTCGGTGCCCGCGCGCACGTCGGCGGTGAGGACCCGCTGTAGGTCCCAGTCGCCCACGGCCAGCTGCACCGGCTCGCGGTTGGCCGCGCGCATGGCCAGCTCGTCGCGGAACCGGCCCAGCAGGTCGCGCGGCCCGGTGGCGGCGCCGGTAATGCTGATGGTCCGCGGCCCGAGGGTCTTCGGCCCCCACGCGGCGCCGTCGCTGATGACCCGCGACACGTCGTTGCCGTCCAGCGGCGGGCTGTCCAGCCAGCCGGTGATGTCTTCGACGGCCACGCACAGGCCGTTGGCCTGGTCGCCAGTGTTGAGCCACAGGCCGTCGAGCACCACGGGGATGGGCTCGCGGACCGGCGCCAGCGGCGGCACGGCATAGGTCCAGTCGAACCCGCGTTCGTAGCCGCGCACCGGCAGGCCCACCGGCATGGCGCGGTTCGTCGTGGTGGTCATGCCATGCCCCCGGCCGTGGCCCACGCCAGCGCGCGGGACACCATCGCGGCGATGTCCAGCTCGGATTGCTGCTCGCGCGGGTAGACGTTGACGGTGGCGCCGCCTTGGCCGAAGCTGCCGGACACGTTGAGGCCCGCGATGTCCACGCCGAAGCTGCCGCCCTTGGCTATGGCGCCTAGGCCGAGGCGCAGGCCCTCGCTGATGTCCTCGCCGTAGCCGCGGGTCACCTTGGACGGGCTGCCGATGCCGAACGCCGACTTGAGGGTGCCGAGGATCGGCGCCACCACGTTGCCCTGCACCCACCCGGCCATTTCGCGGGCCTTGTCCAGCCCGCGCTTGAGGCCCTCGATCACGTCGGCGCCGATGCTGATGGTGATGGTGCTGGGGCTGTTCACGCCGAGCCCGGACTTGAGGAAGCCGACCACCGGGCCGGTGACGTTGGAGCCGATCCAGCCGCCTAGGTTCTTGGCCGCGCCTAGCCCGGCCTTGAGGCCCTCCACCATGCTGCTGCCTGCGGTGCGCGCACCGCTGGCCAGGCTGGACCAGCTGGCCGACACGGTGGACCCGATCTGCCGGGTAGCGTCGGCCACCACGCCGACCATCTGGCCGAACTTCTCCGCGACCACGCCAGCCATCGCCCCGGCCACCTGCCCGGCCACCTGGCCCAGCAGCCCGAACGCGGGGATCAGTCCGGGGCTGTTGCCGGTGATCCAGTGCCAGAGCTTCTGGACGACGCCGGTCAGCCACTCGATTGCCTGGCCTACCAGCTTGAGCGGATTGACCACGTTGAGCGCCTGCTGCGCCAGCACGGCCAGCTTCAGCGGGATTTCGATGATGGGCACCAGCACCTTGGTGGTGATGTCGAGCAGGAAGCCGATTACCTTGATCACGCCAGTGATCACGGGCACGATGGCGCCGAGGCTGGAGGAGGCCCCATCGGCGCCGCCTGCCAGGTTGGCGCCGAACAGCTTGCCGATTTGCTCCAGCAGCGGCGCCAGGTTGGACAGGGCGGGGCCTAGCGCGTCACCTATTGCCTTGATGATTTCCCATAGCGCGGACCCGAAGGTTTTCAGCAATTCCCACACGGACGAAAGAGCTGGTTTCAGCCCTTCCCAAAGTGCCTTTCCCATGTCGATTACGCCATTACGGAAATCGGAACTGGCCACCATTAGCAGGCCGACCGCGGCGACGATTCCGACCACCGCGGCGCCTACCGGGTTCATGGCGGCAGGCAGCAGCCCGGCCGCCGAGCCCATCGAGCCGAGGCCGGGCACCGCGGCCAGCGCGCCGCCGGCCATCTTCCCGATGCCGCTGGTGACCATCGTCAGCGGGCCGGTCAGGTTCTTCAGCAGCCCGCCGAGGACGGGTATCTGGCCGAGCATGTTGCCGCCTACCAGCAGCGACAGGCCACCCGCGGCGGCGATGAACGCGGGGCCGAACCGCTCGATGATCTTGACGACACCAGCGATCTGCTCGGGCTTGAGCGCGGCCAGCCATTCGGTCCAGTGCTTCACGATCCCGGCCAGCGGGGCCACCAGCTTGGTCACGGCCACGCCGATGGCGTCGAAGATCGGGGCTAGCGCGCCACCTGGCGCCACCGCGGCGCTCAGGGCCTTGGCCATGTCATACGCCTGGAGGATCAGCGGCCCGAACGCCTGGAGTAGCCCCTGGCCCACGGACAGCTTGATGTCGTCCACCACGCGGGAGAAGCTGCGCAGCACCTTGCCCGGCTCGCGCATGGCCTCCTCGTAGGCCCCGGCCACGGTCTTGCCCTCGGTGAGCACGGCGTTGAGCACGGCCTGCGCCCGCTGCGCGCTGGTCATGTCCTTCTGGGCGATGCCCAGCTCCTTGGCGTAGGCGGCCACGGCCTGCCCGGCCTGCACGTTCACGCCAGCGTTGCGGAGCACCTGCGTGTTCTGCGTCTCGATGCCGTGCGTCAGGTCGGCCAGCACTTCGGTGCTGTTCCGGCCGCTGATCACAGCGGCGTCCTGCGCCACCCGTGCCAGCTCGGTGGACTTGGCGAGGTCCAGCTGGTTCCGGGTGAACGAGGCCACGAGCTGCTGCGCGGTGCCCATCTCGATGCCCTGGCCGCGGATAGCGGTGACGGCCTTCTGCATCGAGTCGTAGCTGACACCGTTGGCCTTGGCCAAGGCGCGCAGGCTGGCGTCCATCTCACCAGCGCGGGCCGCCGTTTTGAAGGCTTCGACCCCGAACGCGGTGGCCGCGCCAGTGGCCACCGTGAGCCCGGACGCCACCGACTTGCCGACGCTGGCGGCCAGGCCGCCGACTGCTTTCAGCCCGGTGTTGAAGGCGCCAGCTGTCCCGCTGGCCGCCTCGCCGCCTGCCTTGGTGGCGCCGCTCTTGATGTCGCTGGCCAGCTGGCTGGTGTCGCCGGTCACCCGCACGCTGAGCGCGCCGTAGGCGTAAGTCGCCACGGTCCACCGCCATCCCCGGCATCCCGGCCAGCGCTGCGGCGGCGTCGGTCCAGCTGCCTGCCTTGACCTGGCCTGGCGTATTGCGCGCGGATTGCGCGTGGCCTGCGCGCACCGCGGCGCCTGGCCGCGGCACCAGCTGCGGCTTAGGCGCGTTCTTGGCGCCAGCTGCGCGCAGCGTGACCCACGTGAGCACGGCCAGCCGGTCGGCCACCAGCGCCAGCAGCTCGGACTCGGTGGTCCACTGCTCGCCGCCACCGCGCGCCCACGGTGGCAGGTGGCGCAGCAGGACAGCGACCCGCCGTGGCGTGACGGCCGGGTCGGTGCTGTCGATGCCGTAGGCGGCCATCAGCGTGGCCTCTACGGCTGGCTCGAACTTGGCGGCGCAGGCGACGGCGAATTTGGGAGGCTCGGGAACCCGGCGTCCTGGCCCAGCTTGGCGAACAGCACGTTCAGCTCGCCTACGGTGAGCCCGGCCGCGGCCAGCTTGGCGAAGGTGTCGGCGCCGAGCAGCGTGCCCAGCGCGGCCTCCAGGTCCCCGGCCGACAGTGCGCTGAGCGCGGACACCGGCCACTTGCGGCCGGGCGGGACCTCGTAGTGCTCGCCGTGGTAGGTGAACGCGAACGGCTGCCCTTCGGCCTCGGTGGCCGCAGCCTTGGCCGCGTCCTCCAGGTCGAAGACGTTGGCTGCCGTGGTGCCGTTCGCGCTGGCGGTGGTCACGCTGCCTTCGCGCCGCCGCGGCGGGCGGGGTCGATTTCCTCGTCCTCGCCCGTGCCGAGCTGCACCCGGCCGAGCCTGCCGCCGTCGTCCAGCGCGGCCAGCGTGCAGTCCAGCGGCACCGGGGCGCCGCGGGTGATCTGCATATCCCCGGCCGCGTTCAGGCTGGCGCGGCCGAAGCTGATGCGGAACAACCGCTCAGCGTCGGCCGAGTCGATGGCGATGGCGTAAAGGTGCTGCGGCGCGTCGGTGCGCAGCTCCATGTCGATGGCGCCGCCCGCGCTCACGGTGGGCTCGTCGGCGTCGAAGTACAGCGCCAGCGTCAGCTCGTTGAGCTGCCAGAGGATGAACTGCAAAGTGATCTGGCGGCCGGTGATCACCGACCGGATGGGCACCACCGACTGCCACGGCGTGATGTCCTCGCTGTCGGTGGACTGGCCGACCGTGGGGCCGTCGTCGGACAGGTAGCCGAGCACCCGCCACGGCAGGGCGAAGTCGGTGCCGAGCGCGGGCGCCGGGGTACCCGCGGGGGCCAGCCAGATACCTGGACCGGCCGCGGTGCCGACTTGGACTTCGCTCGGGTCCAGCGTTTGGGTGGGCGGTGCTGGAGGCATCAGAAGGGGTCCTTCCTACGGGGCCGCGGGAACGCCGCGGCGGGGATGAACTCTGATTTCGTACCGCGCCACGTAGCGCGGTGCGCCGTCGTCGTCGGGGAGCCAGAACGGCCCCTCGATCGGCTGGCAGTAACAGACGGTGCCCTCGGGCCACGGCACGGCGGGCAGCGCGGCGAGCAGCTGGCGCACCTGCTCGGCCACGTCGCGCGCCGCGGCCTTGCCCTTGGCTCGGGCGTCCACCTGGACGAAGTGCGCCATGATCCACCCGGCCGGGTCCTGCTGGACCGCGGCGTAGGCGAACGAGGACAGGCCGGGCAGGTGCTTGATGTTGGCCCAGACCCACGCCTCGGCGTCGGGCTGCACCACCACGGGCGCGCTCACCTGCGGCCTGCCGCAGCTGCGCGGCCGAGCGGCGCCCTGGCCGGCATGTGGCGGGTGCCGTACTCGACATAGCGGGCGTAAGGCACCGTGTTGACCACCAGCGTGGTGCCGGGGTCCTGGCCGGGCACGGTGTGCCACCCGCGGGACATCGCGCCGGTTCGGGTCGGCGTGTTCGCGCTGGCCTCGCTGGCCACCCGCCCGGCTACCTCCGCGATGTCCTGCTGGATCACGAAACGGCGGTTCCGCGGGTGCTCGACGGTGAAGACGGCGTTAGCCATCGCGGCGCCTCCCGGTGGCGGTGGCGGCCACGCAATCCAGGCCGCTGCCGGTCGGGTCGGACACGGCGCGGACCTGTGACAGCGCCCACCACTGGCCGCGGACCAGCGCGGTGGAGCCTTCCCACACGCCCGTGTCGGGCGGCAGGTACAGCGTGCCGCCTTGCGCCGCGGCCGGGTCCTGCGGGCCGTGCCCGCCGCCACCGGCCGCGGCCGGGTCCGAGGCGCCCGCGGCGAGCTGGAGGTTACCGGCGCCGGTCCAGTAGGGCCGTGGCCCGCCAGGCTCCACCCACCCGTGCGGGTCGGCCTTGCCTGGCGGGTAGAGCGCCACCTGGTCGGTGGCCAGCAGCAGGCTCACAGGTTGCCGACCTCCCACCAGCTGGGCGGCCGCCCTGCGTCGGGCCGCCGCGGGCTGGTCAGCTCCACCGGCACCGACTGGCTGCCGCGCTGGCTGTAGTGCCAGTTCGCGCGGGCCACCGCGCGGCCGAACTCGCCGCCGCCCGCCGCGCCGCTGTAGACGACCGACTGGACGCCGGTTGTCACCGAGGCCACGGCGGGCTCGGGGTCGAGCCTGGCCGCGTAGTGCTCCCACTGGAGCGCTGCGCACAGGTGCGGGTCGTCGGCCCAGCAGGCCGCGGCGATCTGCGCGGCCTCCTCGTAGGGCAGCCCTCCAGCCGTGGGCGGGTCCAGCTTCGGCGCCCACGCCAGCCACGGAGGGTCCGGGTGGCTCACTTCTTGGCCGTGCTCCTGGCCTCGCTGTCGCCAGCGGGCGGCGGCGCGATGGTGGCCAGCCTGGCGCGGCTGAACGGCTTGCCGCCAGTCGGGGTCTTGACCGTGACGGGGTTGATGATCACGGCGCCGACCCGCGCCCACACCTTGAGGGGCGTGGTGTTCGACTCGAAGCCTGACAGGATCACGCCGCCCGTGCTGTTCGTCACGACGCCGCTCGGGTCCAGGTTGTACCTGATGTCGGAGCGCACGCCGACCACGAGGTTCTGCCAGCCGCCCGTGATGAAGTCCCACACGGCGCTGCTCCACGGCTCGTAGGCGATGGGCACGCCGTACAGCGTGGGCACCTGCCTGCCGCCCACCTGGTCCTGGCCGAGCAGCAGCGCGCCGTTCTGGTCGCGCACGCCGCGCAGCGTGGACTTGGTGATCAGGTCGGCCGCGTGGCCGGTGACCGCGATGCCCTGCGCTTCGACTAGCGCCATCGCCTGGTTCACGCCGTCCACCGCGTCGAGGCCGATAGCGGGCACGGGGTTGCTATAGAGGTTGTTGATGACGCCGCCCACGGGGAACGTGGCGGGTGCGCCGATGCCGAACAGCACGGCGTCGTCAATGGCCACCGCGATGGCCTCAGCCAGCCTCGGGCGTACCCAGCCCCACAGGTTGACCGCGCTGTCTTCGAGGTAGGCGTCGGGGATGCCAGTGATGGCCGCGACTTCCTCGGCGTGCAGCGTCTTGGGCTGGAGCATGATGTCGGTCCACGGCTTCTTGGAGCCGGGTGCGCCTGTGAACGACGCCTTGGGCAAGGTCTGCGGAACCGGCAGGTCGGTGATCGCGGTACCCATCGGGAGCCGGTTGCCCAGCTGGAGCACGATGGATTGCTGGATCGCCTCCTCCATGATCTGGGCGCTGAACTCGGCGGGGATGATCCCCGAGAAATTGAGTGGGTGCGGCATAGCGGCGCGCGCTCCTTTCAGGCACGGCAAATTGGGAGCGCCGCTTTACGCCACCAGGCCAGCGGTGGAACGCCACCAGGCTGGCCGGGCCTCGGGAACGCCCTCGTTAGGCGTCCGGGTTCGGCTACCGGCTGCCGCTGGCACGACCAGACGGCATCGGGGTCAGAATAGGCTCACCCGCCACCGCGGGGCAACCACGGACAGTGTGCGCCGCGCCGTGACGGGCGGCCGGGCACCCGCGGGCGGCCACCGTGAGACCGTGTGCGAATCCGCGCGACTACCAAGGCGAACCCCTATCGCTCACGCTCTCATGTGACTACAGCTGACCGGGGGTTGAGCCCGGCAGCGGCCGACTCAGCCCCGTCTCGGCGGATACCCGGATTCGCGGGCTCGGCGGGCCGCGAGGTTACCGTCCGTTAAGAACAGGCGCAGGCGACGGCCGAAGTCCATCAGGCGGCACAGCCGCGAGCACCACAGCGACCCCGGCCGCGACGGGCGGCACAGGCAAGTCAGGCACAGGGCTGGCTCGTCGTCGGTGCCCTGGTCGTCCGGTTCGGTCACCTGCTGCGCTGAATGTCCCGCAGCCAATCGTGGTTCGTATCACCGGAGCCGGGCATCGGGCCGGGCGGCACGCGGCCGGGTGGCGCTGGCACCACGGCCAGCTGCTCCACCAGCTTGCCGATGCCCTTGGAGTCCGGGGCGCCGTCCTTCACCAGCGCGTCCAGGTTGAGCGCGGCCAGCGCGGCCTCGGGGTTGGCGAGCTTGCCCGCGGCCTGCGCGCGGAACTCCGCGGCGGCCAGCTGCCGCGCGTGCTCGGCCGCGGCCTCGGCCTTGCCCTCCTCGCGGGCCTTGGCTATGGCCTTGTCGGCGTCGGACATGCCCTGCTGGCGCAGCCGGTCCAGCTCAGTGGTGCGCTCCGCGGCTTCGCGGCGCAGCTGCGCCACGGTGGACTCCAGCCGCGCCACGGCGTCGGCGGCCGGGTCGGCCGGTGGTGCTGGCGGCGCCGGGGGCGGTGCTGGTGCCGGTGGCGTAGGCGCCGGGGGCGTGGGCGGTGCGGGTGCTGGCGGCGCCGGGGGCGCTGGCGGTGTGGTCATGCTGGCTGTCCTCCTTCACGCACCGTACCGGCCCGCTGCTCCTGCATCGCGGCCAGCGCGGCCATCCGTTGTTCGAGTTCGCTGGCGGCCAGGCCGCGCCATCTCTCGATTTCGGCTTGCGTGGCGCCGTAGCGCTCCCACAGCGCTTCCACCGGCACGCCCAGCGTCCGCATCTTGACCAGGCTGTCCACCAGCTGGCCAAGGCTGCGGGTCTCGAAGTCGGCCCACTGGGTCTCGGCGGATACGTCGGTGGCGCCGGGGCGGCCGGTGAGCAGGAACGCGGTGCGGATCGTTTCCTCCCACGCTTCCCCGATGTGCAGGCTGCGGCGCCGCACCTTGGCCACCAGGCCGGCCTCGGCCGCGCGGATCGCGTCGGCGGACAGGTTGACCAGCTGGCCGGTGAGGTAGTGCATCGGCGTCTGTGTCGCCGCGGCCAGCATGGTCACGTCCTGCTCTGCGCTGTCCAGGTAGCCGCGCAGGTCGGTGGGCGGCAGCGACCCGAACCGGCCGCCTTCGTTCTCGTTGGTCAGCAGCCGGTTGATGCCCATCTGGAAAGGCGCCTGGACCTTGGTGACCTCGCCGCCGTCGTCGGTCTTGATCACTTCGCGGGCCAGCTTGATGCCGGTGGCCCACACCTGCCTGTAGGCGCCGAAGTCACCCGCGACCATGCGGTTGAAGATGGTGGTGTTGATGCGGTCTTGGAAGCTGACCGCCGACAGCAGCTCGGAGCGGCCGGGGCCTAGCGTGCGCGGCTGCGGCACGATAGGGATCATGCCGACGACACCGGACGGGTTCGGCTCGATGATCGGGCGGCGCCGGTCGGCGCGCGGCGGCCAGGTGGCTACCTCGTCGGCCGTGATCAGCCATTCGGTGGGCGCGTTCTCGCCGGGTTCCCGGTAGCGCTTGTATCCGGCCAGCCGCTTGCGCCGGTTGCCCGGCTGGTAGACCACGGTGGCCTGCTGCGGGCTCTCGGTGCTGATGGTGACGCCGGTCGCGTTGTCTTCGTCGGCCTGCACCAGCACGAACGACTGGCCGCTGATGATGGCGTCGGTCTGCACCAGCTCGGCGTCGGCGTCCATGCTGCTGGCCTGCCAGATGGTCCACGCCGCGCTGGTGTCGGCGTCGTTGCCGAACCGGAAGCCGGTCACGGTGAGCCGCTCGGCCACGGCGTTGGCGATCACTTCGCACCAGTTGGCGTTGCTCTCGGCCAGGAAGGTGCGGAAGGTTTCGCGCTCGGCGGTGTCCATCAGCGCGATGATCCCGGCCTCGTTGTCGTAGTACCGCTGGAAGAACAGGGCGGTGGCCGCCTGCTCGTCCAGCTGGATCGACGCCGCTTGGCGCAGGTTGTTCAGCTCATCGAGTTCCAACGGCCTGCCCTCCTTAGAAGCCTGCTGCCGCGTAGTCGGGTGCGGCAGCGTGCCGGATGGCGCGGTCCAGCGCCATGATCCCGGCCACGATGCTGTCGATTTTGTCAGCCGAACGGGCCTTGTCTGGTTTCAGGTTGCCCGAGGGGTCGGTGCGGACCATCAGGTTGCCCGCCTGCCAGCGGACCACGGGGTTGCCGCCGTGCCGGTAGCCGCCCGAGGCCACCAGCCGCAGCAGCTCCTTGGTCGGCCCCGACATGGCGGCGAACCCTTGGCCGGTCTGGAGCAGCGGGAAGCCTTCGTCCAGCAGCTCGCTCGACAGTTGGGTGGCGCCCCATCGGTCGTAGGCGATTTCCTCCAGCTGGTAGGTCTCGGCGTCGGCGCGCAGCTGCACCTTGATGGCCTCGTAGTCGATCACGTCGCCTTCGGTGATCTGCACCAGCCCGGCCGCGGCCCACGTGCTGAACCGGCCGCCTGTGCGGCGGTCCAGCTGGCCTACCTGCGCGGCCGGTGCGAACACCCGCCAGAGCACGTCGTGGCCGCCGTCGCCATCGGGGAAGTCCAGGGCGTAGCTGGCCAGGTCGATGGTGGACGCCAGGTCGAGGCCTGCGTAGCACTGGCGGCCGGCCAGATTCTCCAGCTGGGCCGGTGCGGCATCCCACACGCCGAGGTCCAGCGCGCGGCCACCCGCGGCGCTCTGCTGGTTCAGCCGGTACTGGCGGAAGGCGCGCTCGGCGGCCGGGTTCTTGACGGCCTTGGTGAACTCGCCGCGCAGGATGCGCAGGTCCAGGTAATCACCGAGGGCGGGGTTGGCCAGGTGCCAGGTGGCTTCGTCGGTCCAGTCGGCGTCTTGCGGCACGGCGTGCAGCACCACCAGCCGCGCGTGGTCCAGCTCGGGGTCCTCGGCCACCTGCTCGGACCATTCGCGCTCTTGCGCGGCGAACCCGGACGGGTCGTTGTCGGCCGTGGTGGCCAGGATGAGGAGCGGCTGCGCGCGGGTGCCGAAGCCGGTTCGGATGGCGTCGTACAAGTCGCGCGATGGCTGCGTCAGCAGCTCGTCGATGTAGGCCGCGGACGGGCCGGTGCCCAGCGCGCCGAGCGCGTCCCCGGCCGCCACGCCGAAGAACGAGCCGGTTTCCTCGAACGTGATCCGCTTGGCGCCGCGCACCACGCGCAGGCGCCGCCGCAGCACGGGCGACAGCTGCACCATGCGCGCCGCCGCGGTGTAGGCGAGCCCGGCCTGGTCCTTATCCAAGGCGAGGCCGTAAATCTCGGCGGCCTCCTCGCCATCGGCGGCCAGCAGGTACAGCACCAGCCCGCCCACCAGTTCGGTTTTCCCGTTCTTGCGGCCGGTGGACAGGTATAGCTCGCGGTACCTGCGCACGTACCTGGCCCAGCCGGGGTCCCACTCCACGGTGCCGAGCAGCGGCCTGACAATCTCGTCGCGCTCCCAGTCGGCCAGCGTGAACGGGCGGCCTGACCAGTCACCTTTCGTGTGGACCAGCAGCTCACCGAAGAACGCCTCGGCGTGCGCGGCGCGCGGCAGGCACAGGTGCTCGCCGCGGCGCCTGCACTCCACGCCGTCGAACGCCTTGCCGCACGGTGGGAACCGGCGCCTGTCCGTGCCGGTCATGCCGTCATAGTGCCAGGCCAGCCCCGAGCCGCGGAAGGAACCACCCACGGACCCACGCGGCACGGGGCCGGTTGGTATCAGGGTATCCGTGACACCGTTCGAGCTGGTGTGTTCGAATTTGTCAAAGAACCTCGGGATTCACGCAATAAGACGGCATGATTACACGCTGTACCAATTGCTGGTGTTTACAGCGCAGGCAGCCACCGGAGGCCGGTGGCCGGGAGGCGGGAGTACCGCCTCGCCTGGCTGTGGCACCAGCACCCACCCGGCCGCGGGACCAGCTCGCGGCCCAGCTCAGAAGGAGCCACCCTAATGGCCGCCAACACACCCGCCAAGCCCGCCACCATCCCCGTGCGCCTCAGCGTGCTCGTGCAAGTGGACCCCGACAAGTGGACCGCCACGGCCGAGGCCGCAGCGCCCACCGTTGACGAGGCCGCCGTGCTCGCTGGCCTGACCGCCGCGGGTATCGACCCCGAGGCCGCCAAGGCGATGGTGGCGCAGCTGACCGCACCCGCGGCAGCGGCCACCGGCCCGAGCGCGGTGCGCACCGAGATGCGCGCCTACATGCTGGCCGCCGTGGCCGGCCTGGACCGCATCAAGGCCAGCGGCGCCACCGTTGTGGACGCCGACCGGCAGCCCGCCAAGGCTGCCAAGTAACCCACCCATAGCGGCGCCGCGCCATCAGGCTGCGGCGCCGCTGGCATCAGGAAGGAACCACCCACATGCCAGCACGCCACTCGTGGCCGGTGCGATACCTGCCCGACCACACCAGCACGCCACCGGCCAGCTACGAGGCCGTCACCCGCACCGAGCACGCCATCGCGTTCCGGCTGGAGGCCAGGTTTGACCCGGCCATGCCGAACCACGCGCTGCCCGGCTCGGTGACCGCCACCAGCTGGTGGTGCATCCCGGTCGGCGCCGAGCCTGCCGCGGTGCCTGCGCTGATCACCTACACGCGCGCCGCGCCACGCGGCGAGCAGTTTGAGGTTGGCGGCCAGCGGTTCGCCCAGCTGGGCGAGGCGATGGAGGCCGCCGTATGGTAACCGACGACCCGCGCGCTGGCCTTGGCCCGCGCCATCCCGAGGACCCCGGCGACAGCCCCGAGCTGGTGACGGCCACGTTCACCATCAACGGCACCCGGACCAATCCCTTCGCCCGGTGGGGCCTGCGCGCC